CACTACTCTAGGTCTGCATCTGCCCATTCCTCGTCCTCAAACATCTCCCCTTCATAATTATTTAGAGCATCTGCAATCTTTTTACCGAATGAATCAAAATCGAACCCTTGTAGAATTTGTCCAAATGTATTCTTGTCCTCTGTGATATCCAAATTGTTGTTAATCAGACTATCAACCGTTCTATCGAGAGTGGATGACAATAGGCCTGTTAGACTGGTTGCCGGATTGTCAATGATTTTATCAAATGAATCCAATAGTTCTTTCTGTGCTTCTTCGCCAAATAATTGTGTCCTGAGTGTATCAACATCGGGAGTCGCTAAGGGGTTGAATTGCTCCTTCATAATATCACGACGAGTGATATAATATTGTTGGACATCATGATTACGCAATCCTATATCTATCACTTCTTGTTGTATACGATGGAAGATTCTATTATCCTCTTGTCCATCTATGAAGGATCTCCTAAATATGTGGTATAATCCAGATAATTTTCGATATATCTCTAAAGTTTTGTATGTAGTGAATACATTCTTCTTGACAATTTTCAACTGGCACCAGAGATACAATATCCCAAATTGGTAATTATTAATTCCAGCAGCGTAGTATATCAGGAGAATGGCTATCCTCACATGTCTGAGACTAGTATTCAGGTAACTCCCCTCATCCTTCCTCAGTTTCTCAGACAATTGTGCGATATCTTCTATTCCAACGGGGAATTGGAGACCGAAATGTGTCATTATCTGCGATGCAACTGCCACTTTACCTCGTATCCGTGGATGTGGGATATCGTATTGGAGGTTAGTTAACAAATCCTCACATCCACTTTCAAGTAGTGGATATATTAATTCATCCGTAGCATGCACGATAGTGTCACACATTTTCCTCCAAAATTCCTTCTTCTTGCGATTTGTTCCTCCAACTCTCATATCTAAAGTATACCCAAATTCTTTCGCACTATACGTAGGAGGGACTACCTTACACGCAAATTCATGATCAGTACGCAGACTATCAAAATACGTCCTTGGCATTGCAAGCATCGTCGGATGGAGGATTATATCAATTAAGGAGTCCATTTTATGTTTTGTGGCCATGTATGATTCAGTGTTCAATAATCTCTCACATAGTGTCGAAGGTGGTAACGTATTATCTATTAAAATTGACACACTATTCTGCATAGCGATATTTGGTGCAAACAAAAGATTATTTATATTAATCAATGACATGAATCTCTTTTTCAGTGCATAGTAGTAACTAGTCTCACTACAAGAAGCATCATGGGGAAGCATACTGTCTTTACTCGGGTACCCGATCAAATATACCTGGTAAGGACATAGATTGGCTACAGAGGGGATGGTTATGAGGAATCTATACCTAGAAGCCATTTCATTGAAATCAACTGGAAGAGTTGTAAAATCTATTGAATTCAATCTTACTGAGAATTTTTTCCTTGCTCGCATCAGATAAAGTAATGTATCTGTGAAATCATTTTTGCCTTTACCTGTCCATGAGATATCAATGTGTATGAAATCAAAGATCAGCACGAATTCTAGAGTTGCCGGGTCAAATACATCGTACTCATTCTTCTCTACAATCCCCTCCGTAGAATATAAGGCAGTAAATATATCTGAACGAGCGTGACTAATATGATGGATTCCTAACCTGTTCATTGCAAGATGACCATCTCCTCTCCCAGCAGTGAGATCGCAGACGAGATCCTCTCCTTTGATTAAGCCAGTCTGCTGCATCTTTAAGAATAATGCATACTGTGCTGAATATGAATCCGATCCGGTCGGAGATTGGAAGATAGCTGGATGAGAATATATATTAGCAGCATGTCTCATGAGATTAAATAATTTACTAGCAGTAGTGAATTCATGAAATAGTTCGGTACCTACACGATCTAAAAGGAATCTGACCTTCTCAGCAGTTTCTGCAATTTGGATATTTTGTCTAATCGATGGTGTTATCTTGTATTTCAACACGGTCTTTGGTATATCTAAATCTACGGGAACAAAATCTACTAAGATTTCATCCAACTGTGTGCATGCATCATCAAACAAAGCTATTTTCGTATCACTATCGTAGGTGTGATATAGTATGTCAAATAGTTCTAACCTGTTGTCAGCATTCTCCATTACGAAAATATATTTTCGCAAATAAATATTAAACATTTCAAATGCTGATTCGCGATTTATCGTGACTACATTTTCATTCACTGATAATGTTAAGCAATTGTTCATGATAGTACTTGCCACTAATGCCAGCGAAGCCCGTCTCCGAGGGCTTAACATTAAATGAGTCAATCCCCAATCATTGTCTCTCTGTTGTAGAACCTTCCCCGTTTGATCTCCTGGCATCTTCTTAAATTTAACCACACGAAGGATAGAAATATAGTCATCAATGAGATCAGCTTCATCCGTGAGGTTATCCTCTAAAAAGGCTTTAACCTCATCAAATACTTGATCAGTATTATATCTTCGTAGTGCACCATGGAAGTTCATTCTCGCCCTAGTGATGTATCCATTGATGATATTTCTCTCATCTAGACCCTCCATATCGAAGTGCAAGTTGTATCGCGACCGCATCTGCTCAAACAAAGGTGCCCATATCTCTGACGGGGTAGTCTCTAGACCAAGAATTAATCTGTTTCTTCTCAGTGCACGGTAATATTGAGCAAGGAGACTGAGAATGATATTGTCACCAGAGAGCTCCAGATCTTCGAGTAATGCTGGAGATCCTATTTCAATCGCAGTATCATAATTTTCACTTATTAGGTACGATGAGGCAATATATTGCATTTTCCCGAAATTGATATCTTTATTTAACGCAGTAGTGTATGGTATCCATTTCACATCCGGGGTCTCGACATAGATATCGTTGGTCCATGTCGATACGTCATAGATGAAGGGATCATTCTCTAAGTAATATCGTCTGATAATGGGTCGAATCCCACAATATTTGTGAGCTAAGGTATGTTTTACTTTGAGACGTTGTGTAATATAATCGAAATGGATATTAGAGTCATGCAATCCCCTATGATTGATCTCCTCTTGATTTACACTCACATTATATAGATTTATACTATTTGGCAATGATCTAATCACAGCACTTGTCTTGTACCTCATATTTGGTATCCTGTGGAAGATCTCTCCCTTAGTACTTAATGGTATATAGGTGAAAATATCCCTGAAGGTATAAGGCACAATTGTAGATAGCGATAAGTCACACAATCCGATATATAATGGAGATCTTCCATCAAAATAGCGTGATGTCGGGTAGTTGCTCTTGTTTAACATCCATCTGGTAACGGATCCCAACCTTGCACATAAGACCTCTTCTATCCCCTGGAAATGTGAATCGGTAGAGACTAATTCTCCTTTGTATAATGCCTCATTCCCAAAGACGGGTGGTTTCATTACATGTAGACCATTCTCATATGTCTTAACAGATCCAGGTATGACGATAAGTGTACCTCTTTTAGGTCCATCTGTTGTCAATAAATGATCGTATAGTGGCTCTTCTACATTCCTGATTAATGGTTTTGGTAGCATCATATCTCTCCTCTGTACCAATTCATTAAGGACATTTGCCTTTGATGACAAGTCAGGAAACCATCCAGTGTCCATTCGGAACATTTTGTCAATATTAAGAAGCTCATTCTTTGTAATCTGTTTTCTGAATTGTGACAATTTAGGAATCAATGAACAGAATCCAGAAGATGTTTCTATTTTCTTGATCAGGATATCTAGGATATGGAAAGAGCTATTTTCTGTGTAAAACTGAAGCACTCTAGGTTGTAAATCATCTTTTGCAAGATCTGCAATTTTCTTTTGGAAGTCTTGTCGATGCTGATCCATAGATAAGAGTTTCAAGATGGCACGATTCACACACCTATGAGATATTACCCCCTTGATTCGTTTTGTTATTAATGAGTTGATATTCTTGGGATAATTGACTGTTGGCCACGTCGAAATGCAGAGTTCAGTGACTTGATGTTG